TATGGTGCCAGCAGGAAGATGACTGCTGAAGCTTACATAAATAATGTAACTAAGTCAGTTGAGAACTTTTTAGTATATTAATAACATTCTTGATGAAAATGATGTTTGATGTAGTAATCTAAGAAAAAATTAGGAGGGTATCTTTTTATGAACAAGAACTTTTGGAAGTTAGTTATTGGTATAATAATTATCACCTCACTATTAGTAGGAGGCCTTGCCTTCGCCGAAAATAACATTACCGTTCAGTTGGATGGCAAAACATTAAATTTTGACGTTCAACCGCAGCTTATCGGAGGAAGAACAATGGTTCCTCTGAGAACGATTTTCGAATCACTTGGTGCAACTGTGGATTGGAACAATGATACTCAAACCGTGACAGCTTTTAATGAGCTTTATTATGTACAAGCAACAATAAACGATAACAAGATGAAAATAAACGGCGAAACAAGGACATTGGATGTGCCACCACTTTTAGTTGATGGTAGAACACTTGTTTCTGCTCGATTTGTTGCTGAAGCATTTGGTGCAAAAGTTGATTGGGATGGCGGAAATAATAAAGTAGTTATTACAACGAATGATGCTTCGACAACATTTTCGGTGGGAGAATATGTCTGCGAGGTTTCGTCGACTTGGAAACAAGTAGAAGGTAGTAATGGAATAACGTATTTTTACCCATCCGGAACTAATTCATCTGAAAATGGGCTACTAATGGTACAAACTGAATACATGAAAGTTGATAATGCTTCTCTGGGCGGATTATATGACGCATTTATAGAAGGAATTAAAGGAAGTGTGACAAATTTTCGAATTCTTGAACAAAGCCATACAATAGTAGCAAATATTGAAGGCAGAAAAATGTATTTTAGTGGGAACATGGATGATAATGTATATCAATTTGAGGTTGTGTTTTTTATACAAAATGACATGTTTTATAATTTTATGTTTGCTCACCAAGATAACATACCAAGTAGCCTTACTAATGATTTCAATAAGGTAATAAAATCAATAAGTATTGTTAATAGCGATACTCCAAATGTTGTTGTGCCAAAGGTTGCAGAAATTAAATCAGCAATTGAACTTGAAAAATATTTGAAAGATAATTTTGGAGAACTGAAAACAGAATTTATAACATTTGATTTAAAGAATTATATACGAGTAATTGAAAATGAAAACAAATTCAAATGCTATGATATAGCCATAGTTATTCCCTGGTCTACCATCGAAAATGAGTATTATAACATTAGAAACAGCATAAAGTACACAGATGAACAGATAAAAGCATTTGAGGATTCTATTAATTCGTATCTAAAAAGCATGGCCAACGCCGCTATTAGTGCGATGCCTACAAAGAAGATAAGAGGTGGATTTTTAGAGTCAGGGTATAAATATCCTAATTTAAAAATGGATTATTATGAGAACACTATATTTGGATGGAAAAATTACGATTATTTGACTAGGATTTTCCCTTATTACGAGGATACGAAAGTTACTGAATTTCATTGGCACATTTTCAGTCATTCGGGTGCACCACTTGATGAAATATGACATTATTACATCCTAAAAAACGGAATCAGCTATATTTTTAAAGATGCGCCAGAATATGAAATCAACAATGATGGTAAAGAATAGAATCAATTTGTATATAAAATCAGTTTTGAATATAAAATCAGTTCTGATGAATCCGTCACTTATGCTGTGTTCAAGACAACAGGAAATTTTAAATATTCTCAAATGTAACGATAATAACTAAAAATATAACAAATAGAGTGCTTACGTTTATTTTTTAATAGTTAATATTTATTACTTTTGTAAATCATATGAAAGCATCTGTCCCTCTGTGGGAAGGTGCTTTTTTCATACCAATTTTTAAGGAGAGTGATGTCTATGGGGATACTACAAGGAATTTTTAAGGCTCGTGACAAGCCTAAAGATAGCTTAAGCGGCAGCCGATACAGCTTCTTCTTCGGTGGAACAACCGCAGGAAAGACGGTCAATGAGCATACCGCAATGCAAATGACAGCTGTGTACTCCTGTGTAAGAATACTTGCTGAAACAGTGGCCTGTCTCCCCCTTCATGTGTATAAATACAATAATTCAGGAGGCAAAGAAAAGTATTTTAAACACCCCTTATATAAACTGCTCCATGATGAGCCAAACCCTGAGATGACTTCATTTTCGTTTAGAGAAACGCTTATGAGTCATCTTTTATTATGGGGAAATGCCTATGCTCAGATTATACGAAATGCCCGAGGTGAAGTAATAGCTCTCTACCCTTTAATGCCTAACAAAATGACAGTCGACCGAGACAAAAACGGTCGGCTCTTTTATTTGTACCAAAGAAATACCGAGGATGTGCCAACATTAGGAAAAGACAGTTTAGTTTATCTTGACCCCTCGGATGTTTTGCATATCCCGGGCCTAGGATTTGATGGTCTGGTTGGCTACTCCCCTATTGCAATGGCTAAAAATGCAGTTGGTTTATCTATGGCTACTGAAGAATATGGAGCAAAATTCTTTGCTAACGGTGCTACTCCGGGCGGAGTATTGGAACATCCTGGCACAATCAAGGACCCGCAGAAGGTAAAAGATAGCTGGAACATGGCATATCAAGGTTCTGCAAATTCCCACCGTGTGGCTGTACTTGAGGAAGGAATGAAATATCAGCCAATAGGTATCTCACCTGAACAGGCACAGTTTCTTGAAACAAGAAAGTTTCAAATAAATGAAATTGCCCGAATTTTCAGGGTGCCTCCGCACATGCTTGCTGACCTTGAAAAGTCCTCTTTTTCAAACATTGAGCAACAGTCATTGGAGTTTGTAAAATATACTCTTGATCCGTGGATAATTCGCTGGGAACAATCAATGTGCCGCTCACTTCTTATGGAAAGTGAAAAGTCAGATATGTTTATTAAATTTAATGTGGATGGTTTGCTTCGAGGTGATTATGTAAGCCGTATGAACGGCTATGCAACAGCAAGACAAAATGGCTGGATGAGCACTAACGATATTAGAGAGCTTGAAAATTTAGACCGTATCTCTGCTGAACTTGGAGGTGACCTATATCTCATAAACGGTGCAATGACGAAATTACAAGATGCAGGTATATTTTCAAATAATACAGAAAGGAAGGAAACAAAATGAAGAAATTCTGGAATTGGGTTAAGGATGAGGATACAGGTATAAGGACCCTTTACCTTGACGGAGTAATTGCTGAGGAATCATGGTTTGATGATGATGTCACCCCTAAGGCTTTTAAAACTGATTTAAATGCCGGTGAGGGTGACATTGTTATTTGGCTTAACTCACCTGGTGGCGACTGTATAGCAGCAAGTCAAATTTATTCAATGCTTATGGACTACAAGGGACAAGTAACCATTAAAATTGATGGGATTGCAGCTTCTGCGACTTCAGTAATTGCTATGGCCGGAACAACCGTGCTAATTGCACCCACTGCTCTAATGATGGTTCACAATCCCCTAACCATAGCAATTGGAGACACTGAGGAAATGCAAAAAGCAATTGATATGCTCTCAGAAGTAAAGGAAAGCATCATCAATGCCTATGAGATAAAGACAGGGCTGTCTAGGGCAAGGCTTTCACATTTTATGGATGCTGAAACTTGGCTTAATGCAAATAAGGCAATTGAACTTGGATTTGCAGATGACATTTTAACAGATGAGAAAAAGCGAATTAAAAGTGATGATTTCACCTATGCCTTTAGTCGCAGGGCTGTTACAAATTCACTTTTAAATAAAGTTTGTCCCAAGATAAATGAAAAGGACAATAAAGAAGGTATTTCTGCCGCTGATCTTGAAAAGCGGCTTAACAACATCATTCATTAATTAGGAGGAAAAAATAATGAACAAAATTTTAGAACTGCGCGAGAAACGTGCAAAAGCATGGGATGCCACTAAGGCGTTCTTGGATACAAAACGTGGCAATGACGGCCTTATATCAGCTGAGGATGAAGCTACCTACAACAAGATGGAAGCTGATGTTATTGCTCTTGGTAAAGAAATTGACCGTTTGGAAAAACAGGCAATACTTGATGCAGAGCTAAATGCTCCTACAGCCAATCCCCTGACAGGAAAACCTAAAACTTCAAACATGGAAGAAAAAACAGGCAGAGCAACTGATGAATACAAAAAAGCATTCTGGAATGTGATGAGAAACAAAAAAAACTATCAACTTCAAAACGCTCTTGAAGTCGGAGAGGATTCTGAAGGCGGATACCTGGTCCCAGATGAATTTGAAAGAACATTGATTGAAGCTTTGGAAGAAGAAAACATCTTCAGAACTATGGCTAAGGTGATAACCACTTCTTCTGGAGACAGAAAGATTCCGGTTGTTGCTACAAAAGGAACCGCGGCATGGGTTGATGAAGAAGGGGAAATTTCAGAAAGCGATGATGCATTTACGCAAGCTTCAATCGGCGCATACAAATTGGCCACTATGATTAAAGTATCGGAAGAACTCCTGAATGACAGTGTTTTCAATTTAGAAAGCTATATTGCTAAGGAATTTGCAAGAAGAATTGGAGCAAAAGAAGAGGAAGCATTCTTCATTGGAGACGGCTCCGGGAAGCCTACAGGAATTTTTCACTCAACAAACGGGGCACAGATTGGAGTTACGGCAGCTTCAGCTACAGCAATAACTGTTGATGAGCTAATGGATTTGTTTTACAGCCTTAAATCTCCATACAGGAGAAAAGCCGTGTTTGTTATGAATGATGCGACAGTCAAAGCGATAAGAAAGTTAAAAGACGGCAGCGGGCAGTATATATGGCAGCCATCGATAACCGCAGGAACACCGGACACAATTTTAAACAGGCCGGTTAAGACTTCCGCCTATGTTCCAACCATAGCATCCGCAGCTAAAAGCATAGCATTTGGGGACTTTGGATACTACTGGGTTGCAGACAGGCAAGGAAGAGTGTTTAAAAGATTGAACGAGCTGTTTGCCGTAACCGGTCAAGTTGGCTTCATGGCTACGCAAAGAGTTGATGGGAAACTGATACTTCCTGAAGCTATCAAGGTGCTTCAGCAAAAGGCTTAATGGAGGTGCATTATGAGCTACAATACAAAGAACTACACCGAACAGGGTGGTAATAAAACCGTAATTGGTGGTACTTTGGAAATTAAACAGGGAGCTACTGTTACAGGGCTTCCTTCTTCAGGCTTATCTGTTGCTACTGAAACTACACTTGGAGGGGTTAAAGCAGCTGCAAAGTCTGAAACAGATACAGTTACTGTAAAAATAGGTGCTGATGGAAACCTTTATGTACCCACATACCCTGTTGTACCTGAACAGCTAATAGCAGTAAATCAAGCTGACAGCGTAGCTGGGGATATAGCAGAGCTACTTATTGATTTTAATGCCTTACTTGCCAAGCTTAAAGCTGCAGGTTTGATGGCAGCTGATACACCCTAATGGAAGGACGGTGGTGATATGGCATTGTTAGAAAAGGTAAAATCAAATCTAATTCTTGAGCATGCAGAAGATGACGAGCTTCTTAATATGTACATCACTGCCGCTATTTCTTACGCTGAAAGCTTTCAACATCTGCCACCAGCGTATTATACTGATAATCAAATGCCTCCTACTACTGAGCAGGCAATAATCATGCTATCAAGCCATTTCTATGAAAGTAGGGATGGCTCGACAGCTGGTTTCTTCTCCGATAGCGTGCAAGCAGGTCAGCAGGTTTGGAACACTGTAAATCTGCTCCTAAGACTTAACCGGGACTGGAAGATATAAATCTTTATTTCTTTCTGTAACGTTGCTGGTTTTGGGGAGTTTTGCCTAACGGAATTATTTGTGCTGCACCTGCCCCTTGAGCAAAAGCAAAAAATGAACTACCAAGACGTGTGCGATTTCCTTTGTCGATTCGATTCCATTCGTATCCAAGGAATAGGTCTTTGACCATAAATTCCTCACCGACTAATAGGTTCTGAATTTCTGCTTGTGCATAGGTAATCAAATCTGTCAAAGGAGTGTTATTTGTTATTTGAGTGTTTAAAATAGGCATTATTTTGCCCTCCTTTTTAATATATCAGCTACTTGCTTATAGCTACTATATTAATAGTAGCATAGTAGCTATAAACTGTCAAGTACTATTGGAAAAAATTTTAGGTGGTGATACAACTTGAGCTTTGGAAAAATGAGTGTATTTATTAAGATAGTAGAAAAGGTAATACTTAAAGATGACGAGGGCTTTTCTTCTGAAACAGATGTTATTTTAGCTTCAGTAAGAGCATATAAGGAAAGGCGCCGTGGTACAGAAATATGGGCTAACAGGACTACCTTTTCAACTGCTACAGACTTATTTCGTTTCCGATGTATTCCCGGTGTTGCAGTAACAACCGATTTGTCTATATTAACAGCTAATAGTCGATTTGAAATTCTATCAGTTGAAGATGTTAAAAATCGCAAAATGTATATTGAGGTACTTGCAAAGGAGGTGAAGCCAAGTGGCTAAGACTGTTATGAAGATGCCGGAAGAATTTCTGTTAAAGATTTCAAGGCTTAGAGATAAAACGGATGAAATAATTCCTAAAGTACTTGAAGCTGGCGGAAAAATTGTAGAAGAAAAAGTTAAGTCTAACCTACAAAGTGTTATTGGCACTAACATAAAAGAAGAAAGCCGTTCTACAAGTGAGCTTGTTTCAGCACTTGGTGTCTCCCCTGCTCTGATTGATAAGGATGGCAATTATAATGTTAAAGTTGGTTTTTCCGAGCCACGCTCTGACGGTAAAAGCAATTCAATGATTGCAGGAGTTTTGGAATATGGTAAATCAAATCAACCACCTAAACCATTTTTAAAACCTGCTATATCATCAAGTAAAAAAGCATGTATTAGTGCAATGATTGATGCATTTGACAAGGAGGTTGAAAAAATATGAGTCTGTTAGAGGAGATAAATACTCTTATTTCACCTATAGTACCAATTGAAACTGGTTTATTTTCAGATACTCCACCTGATGAATATTTGATTATTACTCCACTTGTTGATACCTTTGAGCTGCATGGAGATAATTCTCCCTGCTATGAAGTACAAGAAGCAAGGTTGTCTCTTTTTACCAAAGGAAACTATACACAACTTAAAAATACAATTGTCCGTACTCTGCTCGGTGCAGATTTTAATATAACAGACCGCCGGTATATTGGTTATGTGGAAGATACCGGCTTTCACCATAATGCCATTGATGTGGCAAAATCATATAAATTGGAGGAATGAAAATGGCAACAATAGGACTTGATAGTTTATATTATTCAAAAATTACTGAAGACACTGACGGAACAGAAACATATGCAGTTCCTGTAAAGCTTGCTAAAGCAATTAAGGCTGATTTATCAATAGAACTTGCTGAAGCAATTCTTTATGCAGATGACGGAGCTGCTGTAGTAGTTAAAGAATTTAAGAATGGAAAACTCTCACTTGGCATTGATGATATTGGTTCAACTGCTGCAGGTGATTTGACTGGAGCTAAAATAGACGATAACAAGGTTATAATATCTACAAGCGAAGATGGAGGTGACCCCGTAGCTATAGGTTTCAGGGCAAAGAAAGCCAATGGTAAGTACAGATATTTCTGGCTTTACAGGGTTAAATTCGGAATACCTGCAACAAATCTTCAAACTAAAGGAGACAGCATCACATTTCAAACACCTACAATTGAAGGTACTGTACTAAGAAGAAACAAAGTTGATGGTAATGGAAATCATCCTTGGAAAGCAGAAGTCAATGAGGATGATACCGGAGTTATAGCTTCAACCATAACTGGCTGGTTTACCGAAGTTTATGAGCCTGAATTTACTGTTACGCCATAGGAGGTTTTAAGTAATGGATAATGAAAGAAGCAGCAAAATCAAGATAGGCAGTGAAGAATATCAGCTAATATTAACAACAAAGGCAACAAAGGAAATAGCCAAGAGGTATGGCGGTCTTGAACATCTTGGTGATAAGCTTATGAAAGCTGAGAACTTTGAAATGGCTCTTGATGAAATTGTATGGCTTATCACTCTTCTTGCAAATCAGAGTGTA